CATCTGAATCATAAGATATGTTTCTAGTCTGAACTTCATATTGTTGAGCAGTTAATTTAATTTTATCCAGTACATTTTCTTCTGATTTAACTTTAATTATATCAATAATATCATTACCTTCCCAAACAATAAGTATACAACCATCATTCTTAAAGGCAATATCAGCACTAATATATCTAGTCATATCATCATTTAAACTAATACTATGGTCGTACATCTCTAATATATCATCTGAACTAACTAAACTATCAGGGTCGTCTTGTGATTCCCAATTACCTAATAGTAATCTACTAACCTCTGATGTTGATAAAGTTCTTCTAAGGTTATCTAAATACTCCTGTGATAAATATGGGTTATCAAGTCCTGTAGCATTAACGAACTTTCTATAATAAGGCATTGTTTTTTCTTTATTGGCTAGATAAAAGTCATCATATAAAAAGTTTCGTGATGGATTACAAGTCATAATTAAAAGTGGTTTAATATTATATGTGTCATTTCTCCATCTACCTATTCTCGACTGTAGTATTTCTTTACCCTTTACTTCAGTCTCACCTGCTTCATCAATAACCGCGAATGTTAATAACAACCCACCTAAACGAGTATAATCGGGGTCTGATGGTATATGTCTCAATTCTTGGAATACTATCTCAGAACCATTGTAAAAGGTTATCTTACCTTCAATAGGGTTATATCTATAATGTTCATCTTTAAGTAAACCAAAATTGGGGAATACTTCTGATAATAAAGTTACTACAGTTGTTTTCTTTAAAGTGGTTAATTCATTTCTACATAACCCAACCCTTATACCAGCATATTGTAAACACTTTATTGTCATTAAAGCACTAATCAAATAAGTTTTAGAAGCACCAACTCCACCACCAAATAATATTTCAGTTGTTTTATCATTTTCAAATAGTTCGAATACTTCGTGTTGTTTTTTTGTTGGTTTAAAGTTTATTATCATTTATAATTATTATATTTCAATATCAGTATCACATATACACACTCCATCGTCACAATTTGGACATTCATCTTTGAATTCATCTACTTCATCTGATGGTTGAATATAATTAATAGTAATACCCTTATGTTCTACTTCTGATTTCTCAGGAGCATAAGCACCTGTCACTCTAGCTAGTTGGTCTAAAGCTTTTAAAGCAGCAGGGTATTGTTCTTTACCTTTTGTCAATTCTAATATTGATTCTAGTTCTGTTAATATTCTTTCTCTGTTCATAATTATTTTCTTATCCATTTTTTTATTAATCTCTTTATTTCTTCTATTTAATTCATAAATAACATATCTGTGGTTTAATATTCTATAACAACTTTTTTTTACATTTTTATCACTTGTATTTGGAAAAACCTTTTTAAAACTCTCAGCAGCATTTCCACTAAGCATATATAAACTAACGAATTTATCATATCTTAATTTTTGTGGTCTTCCGTTCATTTTAAACGTAGATATTATTGGGTCATCACTATTTCTTTTCATATGTTGTTGCGTAATATCTTTTTACTTTATAAAATATATTTCTGATTACAGCTGGGCATTTTCTACAATATTTAGTTTTATCATTATCATATATCTCATAATAAACTTTATATAAATAATCTATTTGTTTATTACTAACACTCGACCATTTCATAATTTCTTCTAATCTTTCTTTCATATTTAATTTTATAATTTTATATCTGTTGTTAATAAATACTTGTCTAATATAAAACACATTAAACTAATAAAGGCAGATAAACCTACGTCACCACCTGTTATAATTAACCCAACCCAAAATGATAAACATTTAAAACAGTTAATAATGGTTTTTGGTATAAGTATTATTCTTTTATAATTTTTAAGTATATCGTTAAATTCATTGATAAAGTCCATATAGTGTAAAATCAACCAAGATATACCAATAGTGTTAATAATAATGTTCATCATAATATATATATTTTTATTTATTGTTTATTAATCCTTTAATGTAAAGTATATTAGTCCTCATTATAATAATTAACTAATTTATCATTTATCCTTTCTATATCGATTTTAAACACTTTTAATAATATATTTTTTTGTTTCTTTACTGTATTGTAAATAGAGGTTGATGGTATATTCAATATTTCACTTAATCCTCTATAAGTGTTGTCTTTATTATAATACATTTCGAATATTGTTTTATCATAAAAGAACCTTGGTGATTTTTCTAATTCAATATCAAAATATTTATTTATCTTTATTATTAAATTATTATAATCCATTTCTATGTCTTCTAAGATAAGTTTTTTTGTTGTTGTATCTATGTTATAAGAATCACATAAAACTTCATCAAAATCGTTCCCAATGGGTTTTCTATACGTGTAATAATATCTACTGTTCTTTGATTTTAAATTATTCTTTATAATAATATAGATATACCTCATCATCTCATTATTACCTTTAGTACTTCTATTTAATATTTCACTTAATTTACCTTCATCTTTATTTGACATTATAATAAATAAATCCTGATAAAAATCATCAGCATCTCTTTTGTTGGGTATCATCTTATAAATAAATTTATTCATTAATTCCGCCTTATGTTCTATTAACCACTTATATATTTTATCCATTAATTATTTTATTTTATTTTTTTACCATCACCTAGTGAATAATGTAATAGTTCTTTTTCAACATAATTATTATTCCCTCCACTAGCCGAATGTTTGGGGCAAGACTTAATAGAACTTTCATATGGTGTTGTTAATAAATCGAAGAAATATAAACCATCTATAAATTTTACTAAAAAGCCAGGTCGTATTTCCATATCAACAATCTTTACTAATTCAGCTTCTTTTATTAATAAATTAATATTATCCACTTTTTTCTTTTCTAATATAGTTGTTAAATATTGGTCTTTATAAACTGCTCTTGTTTTTACTTCTGTAAAGTATATTATTTTTTCATTTAAAGTAAATATAAAATCATAAGAACTAAACCCTTGATTCATAAGTTTTCTAATTTTTACTTTATTTCCTGTTGCTTCATCGAACTCTTTTATTGTTTGACTTTCTACATTTATGTGATATTCAAAATCTTTCATAGATAAAATCTTATTTATTTTTATTTTCATAGGTTTCATCAATAGTAAGGCCATCAACAGATAAGTAACTATTTATCTTTCTGTCTAATAAATTTTTTATTATAATAGTTTCTATCGATGATTTATCATTTATCATATGCTTTGTCAATAATTTGCATATTGTTAAAATCTCATTTAATTCTTTTGTCATAGTTATGTTGTTTGTTTTTGTATATAGTATATATTAAATCAAAAACCAACATTTAAAAAGGTAAGATTGTTTATCGTCAGTGTTAAATATTTTGGGGGTGGTTTAAGGTGATTTCAGACCGAATATATATCTCCCCCTCCCTATTATACCTCTCTTATGTAGCAAGTTTTTATCTGTGGTTATACTGGGCAGTCCTCCACGAGGGCGTTTTTTGGTCATTTTTGGTAAAATAGCATAAAAAAACCTACAATAAATGTAGGTTTTAAAAAATAAAATAATTAAGGTTATAGTTAAGGTTTTTTACTTTTAATATAAGATCTTAATTTACTAAGTTTACTAAATCTTATATCATCGTATATAACATATAATTTATTATATTGTAATATAGCATTATAATTTTTAATGTGTAAAGACATACACGTTAAATTTAATTTATTTAAGTCTTTTAAAGTTTTCATATTAAAAAGGTTCTTTTTTTTGTAATTCATTTAAAAATTCTGATTGTTGTTTTAAGTCCATAGTCCAGTAATCTAAAAGAATATCATTTTCATTTTTAATATCTTTTTTCTTTTTCGTTTTCGTTTTATTGTTTTTCATAATTAGTTTGTTTTTAATAATTAGTTTATTTTTTGTTTAGAGAGTAAACTAATAGTTTGTTTTTTGTATATAATTTATATCATTTTATTTAACTTATGTTTTAAAAATCGTGATTTTAATTGTATAAATTAACCTCAGAATGACATTGAACTATAATATTTGTATAATGATTTTGTTTTAAAAGGTCTTTATCATTTTTAATATCATAATTAGTTTTATATTTAATAGTCCAACTAATATTAATCATTGTTGTGTCACAAGAATAACAAAAGTTTGACCAACTCATCCAATCTTCCATCTGTGTTTCTATATACTTTTTAAAGGTTTTAAACCCACATCCTAATGAATTGGTATAAGAACCTTCCATCTTAAAGTTCCTTGATGTAAACGAGTATATTATACTTTCTCTTAAATTTTTCGATAAAAGGTAAACTGGATCTGTTCCTTCTATTATTTGTTCGTAATGTGTTGCCGTTAAGTTAATCATTTTAATTGTTTTATTTTTATATATTAAGTTTTAAATACCATTTTATTACCTTTTTTTATTTATTGTATAAATTATTTATTTATCACCTGTTTATCTTTATCCCAATCACCTGTAAGTTCAGGGTGAAACTCCCAAAACATACCACTTTTTAAAAGTTTGTCGTAATTTTCTTTTGTTTTAATATTCTTGTATCTATCCATTTTAATTGTTTTATTTTTATATATTAAGTTTTAAATACCATTTTATTACCTTTTTTATAAAGTAATTTTTTCTGTAGATAGTGAAGGTTTAGAGTTATATTTAATTTGAAAATTATTGAATATTGTTTGTTTAGTCTCATATATATCCTTTTTTTCTATAATAAAACTATCGTGAATTGTGTAATAACAAATACCTTTATCATCCAACTGTCTTGCTATAATATCTAAACATATTTCACTTTCAGCTTGTTGCATCTCTATAGCGAATTTATTATGTTGTTTTTTCTTTTTATTAACAATAAAATCATATATAGATGGAAATATATTTTTAAATATATCTTTTTGTTTACAATATGAGGTGTTTTTAGAATAAAATATACAAAACATAAGTTTCTTTATTTCAGATCTTGTTATTTCTTTTCCAGTTCTTGTATAAACAGCTCTACCAAAATTTTCATAGAACTCACCATTACTAGTCCAATCTTTATATTTTTTTACTTCTTCTTTATTTTCAACGTTATCTAAAAGTAATGATAAAATAAAAGGTTGTGAATTTATAATATCTATTGAATAAAGTTCTTTATCTGTTTTAATAAATTGTTTATATTCTGATTTAAGTGAGGTTAAATTAGTATCTATTCTACCATTGGTTTTATTCTTCTTAAAGAAAAGTTCACCATCTCTTATAGCTGATATTGATATAAATATAGAATTATATTTATTTATCACTTTAGTGCATTCTTTTATAAACTCATCGTTCTTATATTTATTATATAATTTATTATTATTTAAAACATCCATAGTTTTTTCATACCAGTTGTTTAAGTGATTTAAAGCTTTATTATAATCTATATCGAACTCATTTAAATAAAAATCTTTATATGTTGTTAAAGCTTTTTTAACATCATCGTTTCTTTTATTTTTATTGTTTATTATTTTTTTCTTTATGGTTTTCTTTTCTATTAAAACCTCTGTTAATATTGATATATAATTTTCATCGAATCTATATCCTAAACTTTTACCAGCTTCTTTAGAATAGAACCCATCACATTGTATAATATTATTAGAAATTAAATAATCTATTGGTGTTTTATATTCAGTAATTATGTCACGAAAATAAAATGAGGGTATATCAATATATTTATTAGAATAATCTGTATCTTCTTTTTTGAATATCGAACTACGAAAAATCATATCACATATAACATATAACTTTTCTTTATCTTTAAAATCTGAATTTTTTAGTTTGTGGAATACTAAAGTTGGAATGTACCTTTTTAAATTTTTCATATCTCGGTTTAATTTTTGTTTCGGTTGATTAAGGTGGGCCGAGTGTAGAAGGTAATTACTCCCTCTACTCCCACCAAGAAAATTTATTTCTTATAAGTATATATTAAAAAACTATCCTCCCTTTTGATATTTCTTAATATTTTTTTAAATTAATTTCTTATATTATTTAACACCTCTGTTATAATATCTTTTCTTCTTTCACTCTTATAAAAGTCACGTAAAACTCTAATATCTTCATCAGTCATATTATGTAATTGCTCAGATAATTGTTGAAAGTAATCTTTTAACTCTGTAATATAATTATTAAAATCAGACCAATAGTATTCACTAAAAGATATATTACGATCCATAATTTCATCATCCCAATATTTCATAAAGTAGGTATCTAAGACTTGTTTTAAACCACTTTCGTGATGAATAGTATATAATACATAATCTTTATACTTTTCTAAATCACCAAATCTATCTTCATTATAATTAAGACCCTTTAATATATCTAATTTGTGGTTTAATTTCTCACAGATAATTTCATATTCTAATTCTTTCATATCAATTGTTTTCTTTTATATATTAAAGTTTTAATGTCCTTTTTTGATTTTTCTTAAATATTATCTCTTTTAATAAATCTATTAGTATATGAACATAATGGTTGTAAATTAGTATAATGATTTAATCTTATAATATCTTCTTTAGTTTCAGCTGATGATAGTGGAATAATATGATCTATATCCCAAGTCTTATTTAGTTCAAATATATTATCAACAGGATTACCATAGTTTGACCAATCCATCCAGTCTTGAAATTGTTTCTCTAAATGTATTTTAAAGTCCTCTAAAGAACAACCTAATATTTCTGTTGTCCTACTATGTTTTCTA